TGGTGCCGATGACCCCTGAAGAGAAGCAACTGCCCGCCCCGGCCATCGACGGCGAGCTGATGGACGACGAATGAGCGACTGGGCTTTCGAGGGACTGCGGCCATCCTACAACCTGTTCGATGGCATGGCACCGTGGGCCCTCGAAGCCCTAGGGGACGCGAGCGACCTGCAGAGCTGGCTGTGTGGTCGGCGCACGGGCAAGACTACCGCGCTGGCCGCCAAGGTCTGCATGCAAGGCATCCCGGGCGAGGTCCATCCGTTCGTCAGCGTGACGCAGGCGAAAGCCAAGCTCATCCTGTGGCCGATTCTGGAGCGCTTCACCAAGAGCCACGGCATCCGTATCGAGTACAACCGGACCACTGGGCTGGCGACCACAGACCGCGGCATCAAGATCCAGTGCATGGGCCTGAGCACCAAGCCCGAGATCGAGAAGCTGCGCGGCGAGCGGTACCCGGGCGTGATCTTCGATGAGTGCGGAGCCATGAATCAGGACCTGCTGAAGCCTGCGGTCCTCGAAGCAGCGGGCCCGGCCACGCTCGACTTCGCCGGCCAAGGCGGGTTCGGCGTCATCTGCTCGGGCACACCAAGCACGGTCCCGATGGGGTTCTGGCACGACATCTGCGGAGGCAACGGCAAGACGCCCGAGCTGGGTTTCAGTGTCCACCGCGCCAACGTCTACGACAACCCGTACATCCGCAACGCGCGCGCCCTTCTGGAAAAGAAGATGGCGCAGATGAAGTGGACCGCAGAGACGCCCGAGTACGTCCGGGAGTGGTTGGGACAGTTCTGCCTCGGGGGCGACGGGCTGTGCTACGGCAAGGCCTGGAACCGCGTGGTGGAGGACCGCGTCCTTCGGCCTCTGACCGGAATGACGATCATCTCGCTGGACTTCGGTGAGTCGAGCCCCTGCGCGTGGACCGTGGTGCGCGTGGTCATGCACACCGAGCAGATCGGGAACATGATCCACAGCTACATCCACTGCCACGTGCTCGAAGCGAAGCGTCAGGTCTGCACGAGCCTGAACGAGATCGCGGGCATCACGCGCCAGCTGATGAAGGCGTACAGCGCCAGCTACCTGGTGGGCGACAGCGCTGAAGGCTTCGGCATCCGCCAGCTGCAGCAGCAGTACGCGCTACCGTTCGAGAAGTCCGAGAAGAGCGGCAAGAAGGCCGAGCGCATCTTCATGATGCAGGGCATGTTGCGCTGCGGACAGATTCGCATCTACCAGGACTGCCCAGACCTGATCGAAGAGATCTCAACCGTGCCCTGGAACGAGGACCGGGACGACCACCATCAGGCATATTCCGACCACTGTTGCGACTCGCTCCACTACGCGGTGGAGAAGGCGATGATGCTGTACCAGGTCAAGCCGGCGGCCCCCGTCCCAGGTTCCCCCGAGGACCTGGAAAAGAAGCGCCTAGAGATGCGGAACAGGATCTTGAAGGCCCCTAAGAAGCCCGACCGGTACCACTAAGCCCCGAGGTAGAACGGCTTCCTTGGACTGGCGGCTCAAGACAGCGGCTCCATCCTCGGGTTGTGGTGGTACATCTGGGACTGGCCCTCCAGCTTCTTCCCGATCTTCCCGTCGTTGACCAGCGCGGCCAGGGCGTCCGAGCCGTACTGCGCCTTCACGCCCAAGTCCGATAGGACCTCAGATCGCTTCAGCCAGCGGCCCTTGGCGCGCAGGCGGGCGACGATCAGCTGCATGGCCTTTTCCAAGCTGGCCTTGTTCTGGTCGCCGTCGCGCTCGATGGGGCAGCGGCGGAACGTGATGCCGTCGGTCTCGCCGTTGTGCTCTGGCAATGGCGGGCTGGCGTTGCGCTGCATCTTCAGCTCGAAGGCCCCTTGCTGGGAGCCCATGCGAACGCCCGTGTGCTTCCAGATGTGGACGCCTTCCTCGTTGGTGAGCGTCCAGGCGTTGCCCTCAGAGGCCTCGATTGCAGTGGTGCCGCGAGGGCCCCCGGTCGACTTGTTGACGTGGTGGTTGACCAGCACGGTCGTCTGGAACTCCTCCGACAGGCCGCCCAAGATCTCCAGAGGGCGCGCGAATGACGAGCTGTTCTCTTCGGTCCCGGGCGTCAGCGCGCGCAAGCTGTTGACGATGACGAACTTGAAGTCAGCGAAGATGACGCGCAGCGCCTCGACGGAGGCATTGAAACGGTCCTCGTTCTCCCCCAAGTAGATCTTGCGGGGCAGGATGACGAAGGAGCCCGGCTCCAGAATGACGCCCTTGCCGCGACAGATGCGGCTCGCGTTCATCAGCAGATCGTACTCGTCCTCGTTCTCAATGTAGCAGACCCGCGACTTGCGGATCTCGATGTCGCCGAACGCCTTGGTGCCAGTGGCAGCAGCTACCGCCAGCTCCGTGGTCGCCAAGCTCTTCCCTCCGTGGGCGTGCGCGTATAGCATGTTCGGACGCCCAGGGGCCAGGCGCAGGCGCTCGCACAGCCAGTCGACAGGCTTCAGGTCCAGGATGCGCGTGGCAACGTCAATGAACGGGCTCTCGCCCTGCTCGGCGCGGACCTTGGCTTCGAGCTTCGCCGCAAAGACTGGGTCCGTCCGGGCCTTCTCCTTCAGGATCTGGTCCCGCGCCGGCTGGGGCACCATCTCGCCCTGGACGAACCCGCCGCGCAGTGAGCCCGCCTTGGAGTCCTCAATCTTGTGCCAGAGGTCCGAGTCCGACCATTCGTCCGGGATGCGCGGTACATAGAACTCGCGCAGCGCGTCGAACATGGTTTGGCTGTCCAGGCGGAACTGTGCGCGCAACTGACAGCAGACCGAGAAGAGCCCCGCGCCGCCGTCCCCCGCTGTGTCCGTGGGGCGCGTCTCCAGAAAGCGGGCAATCCGCTCGATGCCTCCCTGCCAGGTGCCGTTGTTCTCCAGTCCGTCGTCGTCGAAGCTGCCGTCCGCAGCCAGCGGGGCCTCGACCTTGGCCCGGACGTTGCCCTTGCGGCCGTGGATGACCAGGCCCGCGGTCGCGCTCTCAGGCAGCACGGCGATCCGGTCCACGTCAAACTCGCCGTCCCAGTCGTCGCGCTCGATGGCGTAGCCGCCAGACCACTTCAGATCCAGCGCTGCAGCCTTGCGGCCCTCAGCCTTGTCATCTGGTCGGCGCGCGTTGAACACGTCCGTCCACTGCATGATCTGGTCGCGGGCCTCGCTCGGGGGCACCCAGTAGAACACGTGGGCCCCTCCATGGCTGGCGAGCGTCGGGGGCAGCGGGCCCAAGATCTGTTCAACGTCACGCAGCTCCAGGCCGCCGTCCAGGTCCAGGCAGATCAGCCAGTTGTCCCCGCCCGCAGGGCATGGCCCGCACAAGATGGCCGGCGTCTCACCAGGCTCGAACTCGGTCGGGTCGGCGCAGAACTCCGGGTTGTCCGCCCCGAACCCCCGCATGGTGGGCGCTTTGCTCTTGGCGTCTACGGGCAGGATGCGCAGGCCTGCGGCAACGTAGTCTTCGAGCTTGGTCAACGTGGCTCCTGGGCTGCCCGGTACTTGGCCTGCCTTTCAGCGGGCGTCACAGATCTCTTGATGGGTCACTCGCGCGCGGCTGTCCTCCCCATAGCGGGCGTGGAAGGTGATCGCCTCGACCAGGCGTTCGGACCGGTAGCCCTCACTGTGGTGCCAGAAGTCGCGGGCGCAGAGGCTGTTGAAGGACTCCCAGCGGAAGGTACGGAACTCCGCGACATTCTTGTGGTGGATGTGGCCGGTCCACGCGCGCCGGTGCTGGCACTGACCTACGTCCATCGGACGATCCGCCAGCATAATCTCGCCCAGCTCCTGGGGCTTCACGCGCTTGTCCCCATGCGTCATCATGAAGAAGTTGTTCTGCCACCGGTAGTACATGTACGGGTTCGCGTTGTCCAGGATCTCCACCCGGCCGTTGCCCTCATAGACGGCCTGCAGCCAGATGCGCGTGACGATGGCGTTGTCCGGGTCATGGTTGCCCGGAACGATGGCGATGACCACGCGCTCGTGCCGGTCCAGCAGCAGGTCGATCATGTTCCGGGTGCAGCACAGGCCTTGCTCCAAGATCTTCGACTTGCGGCCGTCCACGTCGAGCTTGTTCCCACCACGTGGGGTTACCTGCTTGTCGTCCTGCGCGTGCCACAGGTCGCCGGTCTCCAGGAACAGCGCGGTCCCTGCGAGCGGCATCTTGCGCACGAGTGCGACGACCGAGCGCTCTAGGTCGGCCACAGCAATCTTCAGGTCGAAGTTCGCGCCGGTCTCGCGAGCGTGGGCGAGCAGGCCAATGTGAGGGTCGCCCCAGACGAAGGCGTTCAGGAGGTCCTGCCCCTTCGGTGGGATGTAGATCAGCGGCGCGCGCTCGGCCCACTCGCGCCCGCGGTAGCGCTCCATGTGGAGGTCGATGGCCTCGATCATGTCGTCCTTGGAGACGGCGTCCGCCTTGGTCTTGACCCACTGGCCTACGACGTTCCCGCCCTCGCCGTAGAGCGTGGACAGCCCGGTGACTCGGTGCCCTGTCGGACAGCCCTCGCGGTGGGGCTCCTCGGGGTCAGGGCGGCTCTTCACGCTCTTGACGTTGCCCTGCCCGTCCTGGCAGACAGAGACCACGTGGAAGCCGTCTGGGGGCGGCGGGGCCTGGTCAGCGTCGTCCCCTTCGAGGGTCAGCCGCTGGATGCGGGTCCTGACAGTGTTCCGGTCGATCTTCAGCGCGCGAGCTGCGCCCTTGAACGTTCCGAACTCGGCGTAAGCATCCAACAGAGCTTCATTAGTCACCATCGAACGAGCCATGCCTTGAGTTCCTTTCGGGTAAAGCGCGAGCCGGCCTCTGCCACGCCAATCGCGTCGATCACATCCTGGTCACTGTCGTCCTCTGGGTCGAGGCCCTTCAGGCCGAATGCCTGAACTATGTTGGCGCAGAAGACCGCTTTCTTCGCGTTCCAGAACGGCTCGCCGAAAAGCTTCGACTTCCAGGCCTTGGTCGGAATCCAGACCCGCATGCCGTCCTCTGTCACGTTGCACGAGAACAGCGCGGCCATGCCCCAACCAGCCGGCGACATGACGCTGGCCGGCGTTCGCGAAGCGCGAATCACGCCCTCGGGCTTCTCGGCAATGACCAGGTCGAAGTGGCTGGCAGGCGGCTTGCGCGCGCAGTGCCAGCGCCCAGTCAGAGCGTCGGGCCCGTCGAGGCTGCTCTGGTGGGCAAACACCGTCTTGGGCGGCTTCCCCGGGTCGATGCCACAAACGCTTCCAGGGAACA